ACACCAGAGCCTACACCAGAGCCTACACCGGAACCTACACCAGAGTCAACGCCACATGTATATGAAATATTAATAACTGGTAATATGTTGAGAATAGTTGTATTTGATGCAAGTGGTGCTGAAGTATATAGAGGTGACCCTAGAATTAGAACAAATACAATATTAGATGAGGGCGGAGTTGTAAATGAAGCTAAAGCATTTTTAGATCCATCGAAACAAGACCCTAACGTCCAAAATATGCAAAAAAAATAAAGATAAATAATATATGTCAGACTTTAAACATATTAACGAGTTTAGAAAAGGTTCTGTTTTAAGTAAGATCAGTGAAGATCCAACTTATCTCAGTTTTTTCTTTATGTTTGATGGTGTAGATAGGGAACATTCTCCTTTATTGGCAGGTCCAGCAGAAGAGTATCTAGAAAAAATGGTAGATGCTAATATGGGTACAACGTATGCCAAAAAATTAGCTAATTTTAGAAAGGTTCTTTTTAAAATCAATAAAGAAATGCCATGGTTTTGGCAAAGTGTTACAGGTTTAGAGTTAGTTGAGACTTATGGTAAAATGGATGAGCCATTTAGAGGACAAGAAACTCCTAAGATAGAAATAGAATGTTTAGAAGAAAACGTAGAGTTAACTGCAGTTGCATTGATGACACTATATAAGAATGCATGTTATGATTTTAGAAGATATGTAGAAATCTTACCTAAAAATTTAAGACACTTTAGAGTTTGGACTGTACTTTCAGAAGTTAGGACATTTCAACAAAGTACGGTCGCTAGGGATTTGAACTTATATGGCGCTGAAATGCCAGGTAATGAAGCAGGTACTTCTGTTAATCTTATTCCTAGAGCTAAGGGTTATGAAACTGCAGCTGGTAGAAATGCTGGTAAGTTTGATGCTCCATTAGTTAAACAATATACTGCTGATGCCAAACCACATATTATGTTTGAATTAGGTTTTTGTGAATGGCAAATAGACACAATTGCTGGCATATTTGCAGATCAATCTAAAAACCCTGAAAAGAAAAAACCAAAAGTATCATTTACTTGGAATACTGGCTTTATGTCAGGTTCTAAGTTTGGAGAAAACATATCAGAAGAAGAAAAAAGTCCATTATTTCCGGATGCAAAACCAGATGATGGTTTATATCCTAATCAGCCTTTTAATCCATTAGCGATTGCACAAAATGCAATAAGCGATAAAGTTAATGGACTTGCAGGTGGTTTAGTAAATAGATTTAATAATTTAAAAAATGGTTTACCAGGATTTGGTAATAATCCTTTAGGTAGAGTTTATCCAGAAGGTTTAACAGGAGCTGCAGCCTCTTTAGCAAATAGAGGCATGGATGCTGTAAAAGGATTGTTATTAGATAACGTACATGGAAGTACAGGTTTCTTAGGAAGTTTAAGTGATATTAATAGTGCGCTAGAAGCAGGAAGTGTAAATGCTATTTTAAATTTAGCTGGACAATTAAATCCAAATAATACTAATGTTCCAAGTAATGGGAATATTACACCGGTTGGTGTATATGATCCAGGAATAGATAGTTCCCCTGATTTTCCAATTAATCAAAAGGTATATGATCCTGTTGCACAAGAACCAGAAAGTCAAAACATTACACCTGGAAGAATTCATGAACCTGGTGTTGATAGTAGTCCAGATGATAACATTAACGAGAACGTACACTCATAAGCATGAATGATAAAGAATTAGTTGAAGATAATCTAAGAGAAACTCATTGGTTAGGAGAAGTTGTAGTAAACGAAGATCCTTTACTTAATGGTAGATGTCGCGTAAAAGTTTATGGTAAATTTGATAAACTGACAGATGATGCTATTCCATGGGCAACTCCTATGAATAGAGATCAAATTGGATCACATGCTGTTCCAAGAGTTGGCGATATTGTTGCAGTTAGATTTGATAACGGAAACATATACCATCCAGAATATTGGTTTCAGATTGATCAAAATCCAGATTTAAAGACAGATATATTGGAAGCATCTGATGCACCACATGACGTAATTAGTTTAGTATATGATGCAGAAAGAAATGTTAGAATATATCATTCACCTGAAGATGGCTTAGTTATTACTCGAGGGAGTGGAGCCAAGGAAAGACCGATGATACAGATAGACGAAGAAGGATTCATTAAAATAAGCACAGATGCGAAGATGTTCTTAGACTGCGGTGATATATTCGTTTCAAATGAAGGTGAACCAGGTGCTGATGAAACAGAGCCAGCAGTGAGAGGTCAATCTTTACAAGATTGGTTACAAACATGGTTAGATGATTATAATGCACATATTCACCCAACTGGAGTTGGACCATCTGGTCCTCCCATGCCACCTACACCAGCAACCGTAGGTAAATTATCAAGTTCTCATATTAAGTATCAACAAAAGAATAAGTAGTTATGCCTGCACTGTGGCCAACATTCATACCAAATTTAGCAGCTGATATTGCTGGGCGAGAATTTACAAAACCAGGTGGTGCTATAGTTTCATATGCTCTTCCAAAGGTTGGTGTTAATCAAGTTCCTATTTTTCCTCCATCTTTAGATCTAATAAAATCTATTAAACCTGGAAATCCACTAAACGTATCATTAACAACAGATCCTACTGCAATGATAAATGCTATTAATCTTGCACCTCTAAGTGGAAGATATGATTTTGGTGTAAGAGTTGCTGAAAGATATTTAGAAGCTGTAAAAGGTTTAGCAATGACACCGTTTGGTGCAACGCATACTAATAATCCTGCTGCTGAATTTCTTTTAAAACAAGGTTATGGCTTAGTATTTGAACGATTATTAAAAGAGGGTGATATTCCATTGCAAGATCAATATGATGAAGATGGTAATTTAACTGAAATGGGTAAAGAGTCACATCCTGATTATGCTGATTTTTGTCCAGATCCAGTTGAGGAACCAGATCCAATTGAGGAACAAAAGAAATTAGATAAGAAATTTAGTAAGTTTATAGACGAGTATAAGAATGATTCTGCTATGGATTTAAAAAAGTTTAGATTTTTTGAATTTCCATGTTTAACTGGAGATGAATCGCAAGAGGATTTAGAAAAACTTTTTGCTTCTAGATTATTACAACAATTTAGCGGTATTACAAACGTAAACACTAAATGGGAATTCTATATTTGGTTAGCATGTCTTGGTTCAGAAAACTATAGTAATTCGAGTGGATTTGGAGGAAACTGGTCGGGTTTACCATATCCTAATATTAGTAACGAAACTAGAAGTGATATTGAAGATGCAGGTTATAGTTGGACACAGCTTGCTAATAATGTAAGTAGCATATGTGTTGAAGCAATTCATGATGCACATCCAGGTGAAGAATCTGAAAGTGCATTTTTTAACACAAACGCACTAAGACAGAGAATTCAAAAAGATGCCACTAATGAAATTGTTTTGCCTATAGAATTAGAATGTCCACTAAATAGGTATAAAATACAGGTTGCATATGATTACGAAACTGATAGTAAAAGACCTAAAATTTTAACATCACATGTTATTGCGACATTTAGTTGGTATCCTGGTGTAAGAAGCGGATCGTTTAGTGCAAATGCAGAAGGTATTGTTACTAATGCTCCTAAATTTACAAAAAATAATAATTGGGTTAAATCAAAGTATAGAGATCAAGAATTAAAAAATGGTTGGCGCAAAATTCCAAATGCAATGAGCAACGCTAGAACACCTGAACATGTGATTGATATAAACCCAACATCAGGTGGAACTATATTTAAATTTCAAAGACAACAAGTGATCGACGCTAAGGCCGCTGCAGAAGAATGTGATGCTGCAGAAGAAGATAGTAATATAGATTATACTTGGCCAGGTGGTGATCCTTATGAAGAAATGGCAGAAATAACTATTGCATATTGGTATGCATGTTTAGTGAAACCATTTACACCATCTCCATCTGCTTTGCCAGCATTGATTCCTCCTCCACTTACTGGAATTTATATTCCAATTTATTATGGTGGTAAAAAAAGATTGGCTAAGAATTTAAGAAGAGCATGGAATACCGGGAAAACATTTTCAGTTATTCCTGCTCCAATGCCACCTGCATTAGCAGTTTCAACAGCTGTTGCGGCTGCGTATATGTTACACTTATTAGAATTTAAATTATTATATCTTGGTGGAATTCCTACACCTGCTGGACCAGTGCCAATGGTTGGAATTGTTCCTGTAGTATTCTAAAAAATAATAGGATATATATTATGTTACACCTTTAATATAAAAATAAATGAACAACGAAAAAAACAAAAGGATCAGAATTGGGGAAAAGACACCAAAAGAGACCGTAGTTGAAGAACTAGATGTAAAAATCGAAAACACAGAAATTGAAGAAGATGCTAATCAAGCATTTTATGATGAGAACGGGGAATTCATGTGGGATGCATATGAGTCTACTTGCCCGTCAAGAACAAGAAAACCAAATCCACACATTAAAACCAAAGACGGCGATAAAGTCTACTCTAGGGAATCTTATGCCCAAGAAATGTATGACATGCTTACTGCACATGATGCTAGTATTGGACAATTACTGACTGTAATTAATCCTGGTGAAATTCATGAAGGTAAAATTTATGCAATTAATTCTGAGTTTATTAGCGTTGATATTGGTTACAGGGAATTGATCTACGTCAAGTATGATAAAGAACCTGCTGAAATTCAATCGCTAAAACCAGGTGATGACACTGCTGTACTAATTACACAATTGGGTAAAAACTCACATATTGTTGGTAGTATTAATGGTGGTGTTAAACACAAAGTGTTTATGGATCTTAGAGCTGCAGTTGAAGAAGGAAACACAGCGTGGGTCGGTACAGTTACAAATATGATTGAAAATGGAGGTTATATGGTAATGGTACAAGGCATAGAATGTTTTATGCCAGGATCTTTAGCTGGAATTAATAAACTACATGACTTTAGTTCTATTATTGGAACGGAAATGTATGTAGTTCCTGTTAGTTTCTCACCGGATAGAGGTACGTTAGTAGTTTCTCATAGAAAATATTTACAAGCTTTAATACCTGGAGAAATTGAAAACTTAAAACAAACACAAGGTGAAACAGTGACTGGAAATGTTACGGGTACTGCAAAATACGGAGTATTTGTAGAATTTAATAAGTGTTTAACTGGTATGATTCATAATAATGATTTAGATGAAGATACATTAGCCAAGTTTAGAGCCAGAGAAATTAAACCAGGTGATGAAATTTCATTTATGGTTAAAGATATTATAAGTAATACTAAAATAACATTAACTCAAAAGGCAAATATAGTTGTTAATCCATGGGTAGATATTATTTCTAGATATCAAATTCCTTCTGTGGTACAAGCTACTGTTAAAACTAAAAAGGATTACGGATTATTTATCACAATAGAAGATGGAGTGACTGGTTTGCTACATGTTAGCGAATTAAGTGAAGAAGTAATGAGCGTATTTAAAGCTGGTGACCCAATCACGGTACAGATTACAAGAATCGATGTTGATTCGATGAAAGTCTTTTTAAAGATGCCGCAATAACTATTGCAACGAGAGTGTGATATATAATCAAACGGTAATATCATAATCTTAGTATGCAAAAATTAACTATAGATTCTCCGAGAGAATCAATCCTAAACGCAGCACTCATGGGTGTTGAGTTTGAGTTCTATTCTAACCTCGATCTAGAAGTAACCAGAAAAGCTCTGGAAAAACTTCTAGATCGAAAGATTAGATTAGAAGATAAAGCCCATTCTGATTTTGTACCATCTGCTGAAGAATTTAAAATTGAGCCAGATATGTCTGGTGGTAAAGGATTAGCAGAGTTGGTTACGGGACCTATCTCGTATAGAAATGCCAGATTAGTGGTTATTAAGATGTTAAAATGGATATCTGAAAATGGATATACTAATGATAGAGCATCAATTCATATAAATTTATCTTTCGATAAAAAGTATCTCGAAGATAAAGATCTTGTTTCTAAAATGAATGTTCTTAAATTTATTTTAGAATTTGATGAAAAACAAATCTATAAGTTTTTCCCTGAACGTGAAAATTCTACATATGCAAAGAGTGTAAAATGGGTAATGCCAAAAATTGAAGCATTTCATTTTGATGGTAATCATATAGCGTCAAACAATTTTAAATTTGCTGACACAAAATATTATGGAATTAATTTTTCCAAAAAAGAAAAGAATTACTTAGAATTTAGGTATATTGGTGGAGCTGATTATGAGAAAAAATCAGATGATATTCTTTATTTAACTGAAAGATTTTTAATGCAAATGTGGAATTCGTGTAATGACTCCAGGTTTAATGATGAGAATAAAATAGAATTACAGAGAATTTTAAATAAAAATAAACCTATCTCAGATATACTAAAGGACTACTCTAAGGTATCTGAACATTATCCCGACATAACTATATTGGTAGATTTAGTAGATAACCCAGTCATTATTAAATTGCAATGGGAAAGGTTTAAGAATAGAGTAGTAGATCTTATAGTAAATGGATCTATGACTGCCGGCTTAATTAATTATGATTCTAATTATGGAGCCACACAAATAAAAGATGGAAAGTTTCCAACTGTTTATCAATTAGAAGATTTTGAATTTATAGATTGTGAAATAGCTGGGAATGTAACTAATTCTAGTTTTTATGGGTGTGAAATAACTGGGTCTGCTATCATGTATGGTAGTTTATACAAAGGCACTAAGGTAAAAGAATCAAAAGTAGAATCTAGTTATACACATGGTAGTTGTGAATTAATAAACTGTTATGTTGCGGGTAGAGATACTATGTTTAAAGGTAAAATGATTGGAGGTATATTCAGAGAGGGTTTCAAAACAAAAGATGCCAGATTTGAAGATACTGAGATTGTTGTAAGTAAAAAAATAAGAGAATAAAATGAGTGAAATTAGAAGCGGTTCAAACCAAGATTTAACTTCTGGTAGAAATTTCGATCCAAATTGTCTAAATACTTTTTTAGAAGAAATAGGTGATGATATTACTGGGGCATGTATGGTACCTATTAATTTGCCACAAAAAGAGATTGTTAATATAATTAAAAGAGCCAAAAAATGGTTTTATAAAAAATATGAATATTCTGTAAAAGAAAATTTATACCATATTCCAAATAGTGTATTTAGTACATCACACTTTAAAAGCCACAGAGCACTTACGTTGCCTGGGCCAAGTGCAGACGGAGGTGGAGGTGTATATTCAGTATATGGTTTATATGACTTAGCTTCAGGTTGGAATGGAGGCGGAGGCGGAATGGATGTGAGATTCCAAGGTGGTTCTGACTTTTCAATGGAGCGAATGTTATTTAGAGGAATGTATGAAGGTTCTGGTATGGCTGAAGCCGCAGAAGAACTACAGTATTATGTATTGAACGCTTCTATGGCAGATTTGTCTAGACAAATACTTGAAAACCCTATTTCATTTCATTATTCTAGTTTAACTGGAGAATTAAAATTTATGGGTGATACACCAAAGGGTGATGTTATTTTAGAGATATATGAAACTATCCCTGATTGTGCATTATATTCAGATGAAATATTCTTTAGATATGTGAGTGCAAAAATAAAACAATCTATTGGTTCTAAATTAGCAATTTTTAAATTTGCCCTTCCTGGTAATGTTGATTTTGATTATGATGCCATTAAAAGTATGGGTGATGATGAGCTATCAGAGATTAACGAAGAGATTCAAGGAGACGAAGGTGTTGATTGGATGATGCATTCATAAATAAAAGAAGATAAATAAATAAATGGAATTATATATAAAATATCCTAGCGATCCTAATTACGACGAAGATCAAGTTCAGACTAATGGTGAAATAGAAATGTTGATCACACAGATTCAAACAATTTTATTCACTAATAGTGGTGAAGTTATGGGGGATCATAAGTTTGGATGTGATTTAGAAACACTTATATATGATTTCAATTCTAGTGAACATAATATTAAATCAGTGATAGTAGATCAGATTAATGCATATTGCCCATTAGCATCAAAATACAATGTTCAAGTGAACATTGACTTTGTTCGAGGTGAAGTTAGAGATATTGCGTTCATAGATATTACGATAGATAGTAGATATGCTATAAAAATAAGCATGCTATAAAAAAGTATACATAAATAATGGCAGAATTAAAATTTTTAAGTACAATTAGAACGGGAGCAGAGTCTATTAAGGCTGATGCTAGAACTTATATTTCTAGGGTATACAATAGAGCTAACACTTTGTTTACTTTAGCTTCACCGTTTGCACAAATAATAGCTGTACTATCAGAAATGATGGATCTTATTATGTATTATATTGAGGATTCTGTAGTAGAACAAAACATATATACTGCACAGCAACCAGAATCAATATATGGTATGTCAAGATTGACAGGTCATGATGCGACAAGAGGATTTGCTTCTACTGGTGAAATTATATTTAGATGGAAACCTGGTGCTGATATGGCAAAAATAGCAGGAAGTTTATTAAATATTAATGGTAGATCAGAAATTAAATTTGATGCTAACGGAATGACGTATACTTTATTAAATTCTGTTGAATTATTTAAATTAGAAAAAACAAATTATAATGCATTTAAAAGTGCAATAATTCAAGGTAAATTTGAATCACAAACTGTGACTTCTAATGGTGAAAAATTACAATCATTTAACATTAATACTGGTGGAATCACTGATCATAGTAAAGTTACTGTAAGTGTTAATGGTGAGCAATGGACAAAGCATGAATCTCTTTATGATCTATTATCTGATGAGAAAGCATATTTAATTAAAACTGGTATTAGTGGAGGTTTAGATCTTTATTTTGGAAATGGAAGTTTTGGAATGGTGCCACCAAATGGTGCTAGTATTAAAGTGGAATATGTAAAACATTCTGGAATTGCTGGTAATTTAGATGATTCACCTGATCTAACTATTAAGTGGGATGCAACTGGTTATGATTCTAATGGAACAGAACATGATTTAAATGAATTCTTAGATGTAACTGTTACTTCATCTCCAAAAATGGGTAGTGATAGAGAGAATACTCAATTTACAAAAATAATGACACCACTTGCAAGTAAATCATTTGTATTAGCTACACCTGATAACTATGAATACTTTTTGTCAAGATATAATATGTTTTCTTACATAGATGCATATAACACTACTGACGATCAATATTTAGATGATGATAATGTTATTTATATTTTTGCGGTGCCAGATGTTAATAAAAAATTAGCTAAAAATCAAGATTACTTTACTGTACCACAAGAAGAAATGTTCTTTGATCAAGGTGAGTATGATGCAATGCATAAGGTTTTAGAAGATAGCGGCCAACAAATGGTAACAACTGAAGTTGTTTTTGTTAAGCCACAGATAAGAAAATATAGTATTGATATTAATATTAGATTCTTTGAAGGTTATACTAAGGATGAAATTTACACAGCTGTAAGAGAGAGAATGTCAACATACTTATTAAATATAACAAGAAGAGATAAACTGCCTAAGTCTGATATTATTTATATCTTAGAAGAAGTAGCAGGTATTGACGCTGTAAATGTTAGGTTCATTTCAGAGACAGAAGAAACAGCAAGAAGACTTGGTTATTATGAATCAATTACTACTACCGTGGTTCCACAAGAACCAGTAACACTGGAAACTGTAGGAAATGGAAAACAAAAATATGTTTTCTTTAAGAAAATAGAGGATGTAAAGGTGGTTCCAGTTGATGAAAATACTGTTATTCCTCCTAAGGTAAAAGGATTAGATCAGTGGGGTGATATTATAATGGAAAAAGAAGAAGTTGCTGTTTTTAGAGGCGGATGGTTAGATAGAGATGGTGACGTTATGGAAGATGATGTGTTAATTAACGCTGAAGCTGCGGTAAGTATAAACTTTGAAGCAGATCCTGTGCCTAGAACAATATACACTAGAGTACAAGCTGGAAATAGAAAGGCACTTAAATAATGGGTTTATTTACAAATTTATTTAACTATAGACAACGTAGAAGATATGATTCTGCTAAATCTAGAAAGGATGATAGATTACACACGGGATTTAACTACGATGATGAGTTGGCTCCAGGAGAATTTATTAGTAAGTCTTTGTCTGGTCACATTCAAAGAAATCAAACTATGCAACATTTTTTAATATTCTTAGATGACGCATTAAAGAATTTATTAAAGGGTGCAAGATATTTAAATAATTTTAAAAATTACACCGTTGACGAAAACACAAAGAAAACTAAATAATGTACGATAATTTAAGATTTTTTAAAGGATTAGAATATGATTTAAACTTCGTAAAGGATAACTCTGATGTTTATCAGGGAACTGTGCATTTATCTGAGGTTTCTGCTGGTTTATATGAAACTATTAATTTATTTATATTAGAAGAGTGTGAATTATTCGGAGACCCTATTATAAATTTCCCAGTATCTGAAACACCAGATAACGATAAATTTATATTTGAATGGAGTGAAGATACTAGATTTGGTAGTAAAGATATTACACTATATAATATAGATCATTCTGGAAATCTTCCAGTAATTAAAGAATTAAAATCTCAAACTATTGATCTAATAGATTTTAGTAAAGTTGCGGTATTTAATGATGGTACTAAGGCGCTGTGGGAACAAGATAGTACCGCTATTCAAATTAATATAGCGTTAAATTCATTAAAAGCTGGACCACATGTTAGAAACTTGCACATTTATCATAGCGCAGCGGGTGTAAAAACACTTATAGCAGATATTGAAGTTTATGGTGAAGTAGTTGCTGAAGATGAAAGAACCAAAATTCTTCTTCAAAACTTTGGAGCTACATTAGATGAATCTGATTTTATGTTATTTAAAGATCATGACATTAGTGAAATGTCACCTGATTATAAATTACTGAATAAGAAAAGAAAGGAATTACTTTTAGAATTACACAACATAAAACCATTTGTTGGTACATATAAAGCAATATTGAATGCAATAGATTTCTTTGGTTATGACAAAATAACACTTAAGGAATATTGGTTAAATGTTAATAATTCTGTTAAGAACTTTGGTAAATTATTTGCAGTTCCAGTTCCTAACTCTTCTGTTAGGGGTGAAAACACTAGAAAGAAATTAGCGTTTAAACTGCCTTCTAGTACAATGAAAAAAACTAGTAAGTTTAGTCTTGTATATAGATTAAACGAGCCGAATGGAACATTTGATCATTGGGATATTCCTAATGTTGATGAGGTTTTTGATTATACACCAGAAGAAGTACTTATTAAACTATATGGTTTAAAGGCAAAGTTACAAAAAGATTATTTACCGCTTCAAGCAAAAATTATAGATATTACTGCCGAAGGAGATTACTTCTCTCAAAGAAATATAAATGTATGGAATATTCAAAATGGCATTGATTTCTTTAGTGAAGGACATGATATTAAGTTTAATGTATTTCCTAACGATAGACAGTTATTTATAGAAGATATGTCAATGGTTTTAAAACCATCGCTTAATCAAGATGATGATTCTAATAACTATAATTTATTCTTAAATACTAAAAGCGGACAAGAACATACATTAACCCCAAATAATAGAACAGAATTAAAGAGTATATTTAGAGAGTTTTATGAAACATATCATAATCAAGAATTATATTCTTATAACCCTAACATTCCAATTGGATGTCCTGTATTATTAGACGGTACAGAATCATTTGATGATATTTGGGATGAAGCTAAATTTACTTGGGAAGATGCTCACAATCCAAACGATACTTTGTTAATTACATGGAACGATTGGTGGAAAGCATGGGTTTATGAAATAGAATGGATTATTACAAGTAAAAATAAAGGGTATGATCAGACTTATAGGGGTGCGATAGATGATTATTTGATTCTTCCATTGATATTACCACATGATGACATATATACTGTCGAGATGAGAACATATGATCTCTTTGGGCACAGATCTCATTATAGAATGAAAGATCTAATAGATGTAAAACTTAAAAATCTAGAATTATACGGTATTTATAAGTGGTTAGAAGATGATTCATGGGATAATAAAAATCTACCGTGGCAAAAATCAGGTGGTTATTGGAATCAACCTCAAGATAATGTAACAACTATCGATGATGATATTGCTACTCTTTATTTAACATTAGATAGAGCAAATTACATTCACTTTGAAGAAGATCAAGGAGTTAGATTTTCAACTGTTAGTAGGTATTTAGATATTTATTCTGAAACTGCATATAGTGAAACTACTGGACCATATACATGGGACGAATCAACGTTTGATTGGAAAGACACTGAGCATTTAGCGTGGCATTTCATGAGAGTTGGACCTGATTTAACTTCAAGTTTCAAAATAAATGATATACAACAAGGTGATACCTTAGTAATAACACATAAAGATCCAAAAACTGGAGAAATAAGCACAGGATCTCATCAAATAGTTAATGCTACACCAACCACGTTTAATGATGTAAATGGTTGGACTCAAATAATGAATGAATTACAACAAAGTGAAGACTATGTTATTAGTAAATTTAATTATAACGCAATATTTGAAGATTCTGACGATAATGATGTAAGTGATGTTTTTAAATTCATATTGGTTGTAGGAAAAGAATACTCAAAAACTTATGATTTTGAAGACGCTTCGATAATAAAAATTAATAATTCATCAAACGCTAATATTAGCGGTGAAATTCACGTACAACATTACAATCCAACATGGGACGACACCAGAGTATTTAATGATTATGCAGAGGTTGAAAGATCTACACATGTTACATTTTCAACAGATATTTCTAGATTCCCTGGAAGTAAAAATGCTAAATGGACTATCACAAATATAACTAACCCAAAAATCACTGATATATACTATAATAATATGTGGCTTACATATATCTTTAAAGAACCTGGGTACTACAATATTCAGCTAGAAACTGAAGATACAAATGGAAATAAAAACCTTGTAAATAGGAACATGTTAAAAGTAAAATAATAAAAACAATAAAAATGGCAAACATTACTGAAATTTTAGGAACTGATTCAGTTTCTTCATCGAGACCGATCATCAATAGCAACTTTGAGTTGTTAAATGATGAGTTAGCATCTGTTACGGCCTTGTTAAACCCAACTACCTTAATTTTAAGTGGAGTCGCTAGCGTATCTACTTCATCGTTAACTGTTACACAGAACGGTGCTAACTTATTATTAGTAAATAATTTAGGTGCCGCGTTTAACACTGCTGCAATTTTTAATTCATCTGTAAAATTAGATGGAGATTTAGTAAAAAGCGGAGTCTTAGGAACTGCTGCTACACCAACAACACAAGTTACACCAGTTTCAATAACTGCGGTTACTTACTTTATTGATAGTCACTTTACATTACCAGAAGCGGTAGATGGACAAGAGGTAACAATTATTAATGTTGACGGTAGTTCTAAATCTGTGTTATCAGGTACAGGAGCTACTTTAGGTGCTACATCTATTACACTCGAAGGATTAAACTCAACAGTTACATTAAGATGTTTTGATAATAAATGGTATATTATCTCATCGCACAACACAACAATAGTATAAACAAAACTTAAAGAATAGATGGCAACTCCTCTAGTTAGAATACCGCAGCCAATGGGCGGCACAATGTATGCTTTCGCATCTTCTGCGAGAGACATGACTAGGGCTTTTAATAGTTCAGATTTAAATTTTGAGTTTAGTAAATACGCTTTATTAGATCTTCCAGATTTTACTGATTCTGTTAATGGCTCTAACACAATAGATTTTGAATTAAATCTTAAACAACCTTCAGGTGATGCATATGTTGCTGGAATGCCTAATGTGGATTTTGCACAAACATTCCAAAATTATGCGCTTAACTTAGAAGAGCTGTTATTAAAAGACGATGATTATGATCCAATAATATTACAATCAGATTCTGAAAAGATATTTTTTAAATGGTTAAGTTCTTTGGGTGCAGTAGATTTTATTGCAGCTGATTCTAACCAGACACTTGTTGGTAATTATACCGAAAAAGTTAATGGTACGTTTGCTAGTGATAACTACGATAGAGTTGTTAAATATTTAGGAACAATAGATGCTGAAAACGATGTTGCATATCAAGGTAACACGTATCATGAAGTCTATATTAATGTACCTACTTCAGTAGGTTATACTCCGACTGTTTTATTTAAACCAACAAATTATAATACGACTGCAACAAAATTATATGCAAGTGATTATGTAGAGGGCAGAGAGGCACAATTACACCCTGATCCAAACATAAACATGAATACTGTTGTTGATGAATATACGTCAAGTAGTGGAGCTTATTATAATATTCAAACTAATGCTACTAACAGTGTTGGAATTAATTTCGATGCAACTGCATATGAAGAAATTAATAATGACGTTGAAGTAGAATCACTATTAGATTTTGCTAAAAAGGGACAAAGGTTTACATTTAATGCCATTCTTGTATACTATGATATTTATAGCGAATCTATTTCTGCAAATAGAGCAACTAACTTATATGGAATATTAATTTTAGATGATATACAGGACGCTTATGGACCTGGTTCTAAAATTAACGAACAAATTAAATTTAAACCGAACGAGGTTACAGGTTTAAATGGTAATGCATTTTCTTTAAAATTAAATCTTAAATTTAATTCTTCATTAGATAATGTTGGTGTAGAAACAAGTGTAAATGATTTTACAACTTTCTCTATGGATTTATTCATGGACACAACAACTGCTCTTGAAAATGCAACTGAATTGTTAATACAAGCTAATAATAGATATGCTGCTATTGTAGAAAGATTAGATTCTATAGAAAATATTGTTTCTTCTACTGAAGACACAACTGCTTTATCGCAAAAGGTTCAAGTATTAGAAGATGATTTTCAAAGTAGTTCTCTTCAATTAGCGGATTCAAATTCTCTTTTAGAATTAATAACAAAGGCACATACTAAAATTAATTCTTTAATTGATGGAACTATTCCAGTAGAATTACAATACAATACAGATATTATATTTGCTGGAAAGGGTACAGAAGTTGATAAAACTATTCCTAATAAAATTAAAATTGACAGTACAGTTGACGGTTATACATTAAATAGCCCATACTTGTGGAATATAGCAGCAAGAACAATCGCTACTAAATTATCTACAACAGAGCAATTTGATGCAGGTGTAGCAGGGAATGGATCTTCTAAGTTTGCAATTTGGTCTAGACTTGAAGAATTTTCAAACAGATTAAGTTTAAAAGGATTATTCTCATCTGAGCCCGAAAGTGACCTTAATATATACATTGACGATAGTTTAGTTTCGTGGAAAAACGGACAAACTTTCAAAATTACATTTGATGAAATAAATATGTCAGGAAATAATATTAAATTTTGGACAAACTCAGTTGGAGGTTTTGATCAATTAATATTTAATGTTGACTCAACTCAATTAATAACAAATAAACCATATATTGAATTAGTGTGTATTGATTACACTAACTATCAATTTGAAGCCGATATTTTAAGATAATATGAATACTAATAACTCTATTTCTAATTCGCTCAAGAAACTACTTGAAATTAATTCAAATTCTTTAAAGACATTTGAAAGAATCAATGAGGCGATAACTACAGATCAAAAGGATGTACCTCTTGAATTGCTAACTGAAGACGGAACTAAAACTGTTTATGTGCCTTCCTTTGGTTACATGAAAAGAGAATTAGAAAGATTAGATGTTAATTTAAAATCTTTAGCAGGTTTAGGAAAAGGAAATACTAGGATTAAATTACCAGACGGTACTTACCAAAGTATTATTACAACACGATTAAAAACTCCTGCAAATGACATAACTAGTTTTGTTAGACCAGTTAATTTTGGTACAAAACCTAACTATTTCTTTGAAGACTTTTTAAATCCTTTACTTACAACTAGTATTAATGTTAGTGGACAAATTCCAAATGAAACTGAAAGAGTTTTAGTAAAACGAATTTTATTTGATTCTACAAGTGCAGTCACTGTTGAATATTTTAACACTAATTTTAAAAACAAAGAAAACCTAGATTATAATACTGTAATTAGAGATATTGCAAATAATAGTTTAACATACATACTAGATGAAGATACTCGTGATCTTCCATATAGAACTGCACAATTTACTGGTAAATTTGATGTATTAAAAATTAGTAATTCTAAAAGAGAAGTTTTAGTCGATGGTGTTACTAAAAAGAAAGCTATAAAATTATACACTATAGATTCTTTAACATATTCTGATTCTAATAAAGATCTAAAAGATACTGAAGCACTTAAGGTTGGAGATGAATTAATGGTTCAAAGCGGTGCTAGAAATACTAGATATAAAATAACTAGAATCGATGGTTCGGCTAATCAGGTTGAATTATTAATAGTAGAAGGATATGAATCTATTAAGATCGGAGCCAATCAACTGGGCATATATAAAAACGATGAGGCCAACTTAAGCATAGATATTAATGTAGGATTTAATGAAAGAGCATTAGTTTTTGTTAAAGCTATAGATTCAGATTCTAAAATATTGGCAGAAAATTGGTCACCTGGTATTGGATTTTATTCAAACGAATTAACATTAATCCAAGCTGATGGGTCATCAATTAGATTAGATGATTATTACAAAGCAGAAGTTGCTGATTTTGGGAAATATATTACAGCACTTAAAGAAGATGCTATCCCTCCAGCAGCACAAGGTATTACACCCGATGCTCCTTCTTTAAACAATAACAACTTTAAAGTAGTTCAAATTAATTCTCATTTGACGGCTAACGATACTGCTGATAAAATTAAGAAGCTATCTGCTGATAAAATTAATGTAGAAGAGAAGATTAAGAAATTAGATGAAACTATAGTTAAAAAACGTTCTGAAATTTCTACTAAAAAATATGAATCTTCGATACAACAAGATAAAGATAAAAATGAATTAAACTCACTTATTACAGAGAGAACAAGTGAAACTAGTTTATACAATAGTATTGTAAATCAAATTCAATCATTAGCTTCTGGAAGCAATGCACCAAAAATTGCCCCTAAGTATAGGGTTAGAGGATTCTGGGAAATTCCAGTGGCAAAGAAAGTTGCTGATACATTAGATCAAAACATTGTTAGATTTGTTGTACAATATAGATACTTGTCAACTAGCGGAAAAGCAAGTGAAGTTACTCAACTACCGTTTACTGATGGAACAAGAGAAAAAACAGCAGTCTTTTCTAACTGGAATGAAATGGAAACTAAAGTTAGATCTAGATATAGAAACTCGATCACTAGAAAATTTGAGTGGAAAGATAGTTTAGTAGAGGATGCACAAGAGGTAAACTTTAACCAACTAGATCTTGCAATTAACGAAGGTGAATTAGTTGAAATTAGAGTTAAATCAGTATCTGAAGCTGGATATCCTGCAAACCCAATATATTCTGATTGGTCAGAATCAATTACAATTGATTTTCCTATTACAGAAATCGATACTACTAATGTTGACGCATTGTTAATGTCAAATGCGGCTGAAACAGCATCCGTTAAAATATCACAAGAACTTACCTCTAAAGGTGTGTTTACACATATTGATGATTCATTTAGTGCTAACGAAAAATATTATGCACATAACGCAACATCAATTGCATCAGGATTCTTATCAGCTGAACAAAAACCAATCTCAGTATATGATAAAATTGCTGAGTTAGAATTACAAATTTCAGAGCTTAAGGGTACGGTAGAAGTTGAAATAGGTGAATTAGTTGTTAAAATAATGGATGAGGACGGTACAATTACCGTTATTAACAATGACACCAAAAACCAAATATTTGCTGGTTATTATACAGATGAGGTTGCAAGTCTTACTGTTAAAAAAGGTCACATTGTTACAAAGACGTTTAAACTTCTATTAGAAAACACAAAAGCTACTAAACTTGAATTAGTTTCAAGATTAGTTGGAGATAGAAACTTACCAGCATACAGATCTAGTGCATCAGGTACTAGTATTGCTGATAATGGGTTTGGTGTAAAATTAAATGATTTAGGAGTTGCTGACACTGATAATAAAATTTCGTCAGACAATTATTACACATCTGAAGGTAAATACGATTTAGTTCCTATTCAGTTTCAAAATATAAGTACATCTTCTATTAATTCTTATGATTTATTAGCTGAAGCACCGTATCAATCAGCACAAAGACGTGGTCAATTTGTTTATTCTAGATTTATGGATGTTTCAAATCAAAATCCGCTATATGTTACTGAATCATTACTTGGTAGTGGGTCGGTAGATTTTAATAGTTATGAATATGGTTTAGGGTATGCTATTTTTGAAGGTGATTCAAGTGCAATTAACATTAAAGCATCAACAGGTAACGGTGATTCGGTAGATTTCATATGGACTGGAACGTTCGGTACACATGGTAATTCTACAAATGCAGACTTAAGTGGAGGTTTTCAATCTGACAAAATAGATGTATGTAGTGTTGGAACTATAGGTGCTGCGAATTATAATAATGGTTTATATCTTCACAAGGATCATCCTGATTTAGAGAACATATATTCATCATATGTTGAAGCTGTGCCTAATTCAAGTAGTGTTTCAGACGCGGATCAAAAAGATAATTTACAAGATGTTGTAGATAATGCACTTTATACAATGCCGATTCCTTCTACATATGCAACTGGAACAACGTTTGTTTATAACAATCCATTAATAGGAAATAGCTTTTCATCTCCACTGGTGGATGCAGTTAAAGCTACAAAACAATTAGCGTTTCAAAAAACTGATAATAATTTCATCAAATCGGGCGACAGAACATTTAAAATGTCATTTGATGCAAATGACCAATTTCTTTTAGGTGGACGCTCATGTGGTGCATTCTTATTTTTATCGCCTATTAATTTAGATACTTTAAAAGTTGAAGGTGATGCTAAACAAAGTAGAAAAAGTATTAAAAAGAAAGTCGGTACTTTAGACAGTTCTAGCGCTCTTTCAGTTGATATTATATTCCAATATAGAATGACTGATTATTTTGGTAACGATCCTGATTCTGATATCGGTAGAGTAGGTGGTCAAGCTAAATTAAGATTCCCAAATCTTACATACACTAAGAAAATAGGATTAGATATTTTTGACAAATATGATCAACAATTCTCATTTGATTTAGAAGTGTTTGCTAAATATAGAGCTAAAGGTAAAAACTTAAATTCTATTAGAGCTGCGAAGCTAACTAGATTCGCTAGATAAACCACAACATACGATAGTCTATAATAAATCTGGATATATAATACAGACAAAAGTATTGTATGCAAAAAAGATTTTAATAGATGTCACAAATTACATTAAGAAATTCTAATACGGGAGCAGATCCAGCCAATGGAGCTAATAGTTTATGTTTTAGTGGCCTAGATGGTATATTAGATTTATATTACACTGGTACATTAACTGCAAATGGTGGAAGTTCAGCCACAGGAACAATATTAAATACCGATAGTGCTAACCCCACTCCATGGGATGGACAGAATAAATTGTACATTGATGAGTTAGGTTGTAATATATTAAGAATATCCAGTGCCGGTGAAGTAATGGAGTTATTTTCAAATGACACGGGTACAGGTGTGCCAGTGTGTACTCCTGTAATTACTGTAACAGGTCCTAATCTTATTGATGATCACTTAGAAGGTACAGTATATACTGACCAAGGTGCTACTTTAGAGGAAGAGTGCCCATCTGGTGGTAGTATAACGGTAACAGGTGTACCCGATGGCATGACAGTTGGAAATTATACTATAACATATACATATCCTAACGCAGTAGATAAAATTAGAACTGTAAATGTGGTTCCAGCTCCGACACCAGTTCCACCAACAGCAACGCCTGTGCCAACACCCGTGCCAGATACAACGCCTCCGGTAATATCGCTTACTGGAAATGCTATAATAACTATCGAGGTAGATCCATCTTTTACAGGTCCATATATTGAAGATGGTGCTACGGCATTGGATGATGTAGATAATGACATTTCATCGCTCATAGTAATTGGAAATTTAAATAATGTAGATCCAACTAACGTTGGCGTTTACACGATTACATATAATGTTAGTGATACCGCAGGAAATCCCGCAGTTGAAGTTACTAGAGAAATTCAAGTTGTAGATACTACAATACCTGTAATTGTACTTCAAGGGGATAATCCTTTAAACATTAATATTGGTGCTGCATATAGTGAACCTGGTTTCGCCGCAACTGATAATTATGACGACAATGCAACTCTTACTGGTGCTGTAGTTGTAGGAGGTGATACTGTGGATAACTCAACAGTTGGTCAATATAATATAACATATAATGTAACTGATTCAAGTAATAATAATGCAGTAGAGGTAATTCGCGTTGTTAATGTAAACGACACTTCAGCTCCAATTCCAGAAAACGAGACATATGATGTGGCTTGGAATGCAACGCTCGCTATTATATTAGAAGCTTCAGATAACGTAGATTCTTCTGGTAGTTTAACATATACTATAGTAGATCAGCCAACTAAGGGACAATTAAATGCAGATGGAGGTGATCTCTTTACATATACTCACACTGCAACAGTATACGGACAAGATTCTTTTACTTTTACAGCGACTGATTCAGAAGGGAACGTTTCTCTTCCTGGCACAATAACAATAAATCCAATAAACAGTGCACCTGTTTTAACAGATCCTGGATCAATACAATTACAACAAAATTCAAGCGTTGTATTTAATGTTGGTATACAGGATGCTGATGGCGACGCAATAACAATTATTGAAGATACTGCTGTTTCAAATGGTACAATTCAACTTATACAAACGTCTAGCAACTTAGAGGTAACATATACACCTAATCTTGGTCATTTTGGTGGAGACACATGGGTCATCATAGGTGAGGATAGTAAATCAGAGCAATCAATTCCACTAACTATTAACTTTGCTATTGAGGCCGTTCCGTATTTTGAAATGGATGCTTCATCATTTGGTAGTGATCCAGATGCCATGTGTATTGCACCTAAAACTACAAATGTTTACGGTGGAACAACATACGCAAATAATGTTAGTGAATTATCAATAGGTGATACGGTTTATTATGATCAAAATTTAACTAATAAAGTTACAAGACCTAGTAATACTGCAATATACATAAAGGTTTCTGATTCTAGTAAAACCAGGGTATTAGGTATTAATGCCAATGGAGCAATTACAAGTATTAAAGAATGTGAAAGTAATGCTAATTCTGTATTTACACCAGTTAGATATGCAAGTAGTGAAAACGCATTCTGTGATAATGATGTACAAATCACAAATCTTTGGTATAATGATGATGGAAGTGGTTCAAAAACTTTACTTGAATTAGTAAACGGTTTTGTAAATGTATTTTCTAACGAATATGACTCAGATTTATTTACTGTTACTAATACAGTACAGAGTTCTATAGAAAGCGGAGTTTATGGAGATGTAGATATTACTTTGAATAAATTTTATAAAAGATCATCTATTAATACATGGGGAGAAAACAATGAGGCAAACTCAGGTGGGTTTGATTTTGAGTGTGAGGAAGAAGTGCCACAGGAAACGTTTCCAATAACTGTTCAGTATTTACCAAACTTTGAGGATCCAAATTTAAATGAATTTTGTGCGGGTCAAATTGATAATGAACTCACAAATGTTACTCTATGGTTTAGTAGAGATTTAGGTGCGTCAGCAATTAGTAACTTGTTAGAATTAGCACAGTCAAATATTGCCATATACAAATCTCAATTAGGTGCACAATCACAAGATCCTTTAGATTTATTTGAATCTAACATATTTGCACAAGGTGGTGACGGACATTTAGCGTGGGATAATCTTGGTGATGGTAAAAATTTAAATTGGTATGGATATGATATTAATAATAGGCTAGTTGTTGGAACTGATATTGTAAGTTGGGGCTCGTGTTCAACATATAATGATAGACCTGAGATTAATGGTCTAAATGATATAACAAGTGGTAATAATGATGTAAATATGTTTTACGCATTCTACTCTTATATGCCTGAAATAGAAGGACCCGAAGGTAGTGATCAAAATGATTCAGAAGATATATTTTGGCCAATATATGTAATAGATGGTCTACATACGATTAGTTCAGGAGACACTGGTAGTTATATAAAAGATTTTATAGATAATTTAACGATAGGAAATGTAGTTACATCTAATAACACTGGAGAATGTTTGGCATATGTTTCTAATATTGTAGCCGAAGACATAGATGATGCTGTATTATTACTAAAAAATAATTTATTAGATTCTAGGCAAAGGCCAGTTGTTTCTAGTGGAATTCAACTAGGTTTTGCTAGTGAAGAGGTTATTAAGGTTTATGAAGATTCCGAAGCTACTAAATGTGTTCTCGGTAATGAAGCTGAAATTATTAGTACATACACGTTCCCGTTTGTTAGTGATTATGATTCTGTTAAAGCAGGTCCAAATTTTAACACAGAAACTAATTACAAGTTAGATAATGTCGCCAAGCCTTTATTAAGAACTAATCCTAAATTATCTGGAAATATAAAAATAGTTACAGATTCTAGTGGTACAGTATATTTAGAGAGTATAAATGCAAGTGAAAAACTAGCAGGAATAAAGTACAAAAAACATCCTATTAATCCAAATGGAAATTACGCTAAAGATGTGGCTTCTTTTTTTAGAGCCACTGGAACTCCATCTGATTTAATTTATTTAACTAAAAGGGCTAATTCTGATTTAACGGTTCATGATTCTTATAATAAACAAGTAGAAGAGGAATATCAATATGGAACAACTTATAATTATTCTAAAAATTATGATGAAGGCTATAAAATGTTTGCACCTATATGGGCAGATAACAATATGCCAAATAATTTTGTAATATTTAAAGTAAAAGATCCTAGTCTATTGGATTCTACTCATACAAATAGTAGTAATGCTGAAAGAATTTCCAGTATGTTGAAAAATGCTGAGATAATTAAATCATTTGATTTATCAAAAGAATCAGATTTAGGAAAATATATCAGAACTCATGTACAACAGGAAACTTTCCCTAAAGCACCTTTAACTGTTTCGTTTAATAAAAATGAAAATACTAATTACAACGGTATAGATTTAAAATCGGGTGAATTAACAAGTAAGGGCGAATATATTTACAAGGATTTTGTAGAAACTGACAAACCTCTTATTGAGGCTAATGATTTTATAACTGATGGTTTTAAAAGAAACGACATGTTATGTGCCAATTTATTGAATTTAGAATTCTTATTCGATGATGATAGTGGAGCAGATTATAGTGTTAGTAGATATTTTGGATTATATGTTGACACAATAGATTCGGGTGTAGGTGAGATTAGTTCTATTAATAATAACAATGTAATTACTTTTGGTAAAATTGATTCATTAGTTGATAGTACAAATCCAGTTACGGCAATCCCTAGTTATAAACAAATGTCTACATCACCAACTTTAGGTTACGTGAAGATAAATGATATTTTCTATAAGATATCAAACACTGGTCTTTATGATCCATTTAAGTTAGAGGTTAAAGTAGACGGTGATAATGAAATTATATCAAATACTATAGGTATTTCACATGTTGGTAGATCTGTCAATTTAACCAGAAATGAAGATCAAGGTTTTGATTTTGTTAAAATGACAATAATAGGAACACCTGATGGTGCTGATAAAATAGCGGTATTAGAATCAAGAGAAGAATCATACAAGTTTACGTTTGTTAAACACACACCTGGAGAACTAATTAATATTGAAATAGAAGACAATGGTGTGATATCTAATTTGTTTAATAATGATGTACAATTAGGTGTTGATTTTGAGACTACTGCAGCTAACATTATAACTACACCAAAAGATGCAAACTTAAATATTACATTTGATTATAATACTAAATCTGTAATTATAACCGAAATCAAAACAAATTTAGGTGATCTTAACATGAGAATCACGGGTGCTATTAGTTCTATTGTTAGGGTTGATCAACTTCAGTCTAATGTTAATTTACAAGACAGAACATATGTTTCTAATTACACATTACCAAAGGGTACTTATAAAGGACAGCAGTTTTCTAATCAAGGGACTACAGGTGATATAGCATCCGCGTTGGCATCCGCAATACATGATGATGATAGTGAATTAGATTCGTATAACGTAGGTTCAGACATTTTTGTAAAAACAAAGATACCTGGTTATAGATTAAATCAACATGTTATATTGGTTAACAAAGAGAACGTTACTGATTTTATCAAAGTAGAAAATGAAGATTTAAATAATATACTAAATCTTAAAGAAAGTAGTAATTCTATAAAAGAAAATTGGAGATCTCATTATTTAAGTGGTGGTAACACACGTAACAGATCGGTGTTTGTTGATAATACTACTTTAAGTGAAATATCTACTGGAGATTATTTAGAAACCAATTATGAGGGTATTTACAATAAGGTATTAGATATTGTTGAAGATATTGATTCTATTGATTCTACTAAATCTAAAATAATATTATCTTTAGATTCAGATATTAATGATGGAGAAACAAGAGTTTTTAATAATAATATAGTACATGTTGGTTTATTCTCAGCATATAATCTATATGATATGGATTTTGATTTTTATGACACTTCAAATTCTGATCTAAAAGAGTTATCTTTAGAAACTAGAGAGAATATAAATTACGAACCATATGAAAATGCTATATTAAACATAGATCCAATTACTTCTGAGTTTAATTCAGTATTAGCTGCGAGTGACATATTTGATGATAATTATGCATTAGAGCCGATTGATTATTTTTCTAATTTATCCGGAATATTATCTGAAGAAACTATAGATGAAGAGTTATCTGAAAATATTACAAGTGAATTTGATAGACTAAAAGAAAACGAGTTAAAAGAATTTGCTACTAAATCTAGAGTAGTTCCTAATATTAACAAATGGGTTTTAAAAGATTCATTAAATATTAAAGAACAGCCATATTATTTGAATATTAATGAGGCCTTTGGTAGAACTAATTTCTCCCCTGATTTAAGTGCGGTCGGTCGTAGTAAAAACGATATGACACATGAATGGTTTTATATGGATAAAAATCCAAAGTATTTAAGATATGATGAATTAAACCAAGGATTTTCATATGTAAACTTCATTGAAGATTTTGAATTAACATCTGATTTATTTAAAAGTACTAAAAACAATTACTTTGATAAATTTATGATTTCTGAAGGATTTGAAAAAAATCTAAATAAAGAAGATCTCGATTCTATATTTCAAAAATTCGGAGAGTACACAGAGGGTTACTTAAATCCTGATGATATTAATAATACATTCTTTAAAACAGAATTAAAGAAGAAGTATACATTGATAGATGGCGGTGATACAAATGCGTTTGCTAACACTATATTTAAGGGTTTAAAGGTTGTATTAAAAAATAGAAAGGAATTTGCCAATAAAACTGCACTTGATTTTGTTAAAAGTAGTGAGTTTAATGGTTATAAATTTAGTGTTTTATTAAAGACAAATACAGATACTGAAACCAATGATATAGAGTTTGAGGTTATTCAAAATAAGAAGTTTAAATTTGTAATATTTTTTATCACAATGAATCTTAGTGATTATTGGGTAAAAGGAAATATGAATAGAAAATTGTTATATGAACTAAATCATAAAATAGTATATGATCATACTAATGAAGATTATATTTATGCTAATACGTCATTTGACGGTGCATTGAATTGGAATCAAGCTGATTTTTCAGGGGATTTACCATATACAATAGATGGCATTACACATATTGATGGAAGTATACCTAAGTTTGATGATCAAATTTTATTGGGAGAGAATGGATTATATGGTGAGGTTTTAATGGATTTATATCCTGAAACACCTGGAAATACAATTTATAAGTTTTCAATTTATACAGTAGAAGATGATAATTCAATTAAAGTACAAGGGAAACCTGTAAACGTAAATGATCCATATGATGTTTTAGATGTTGAGTTTTTACCTAACTATTTACAAAGTAAAATAAAGTATTACTATAAGGACGGAGGTACAAACATACACAAAGCTCTTCTAGAAAAGTTATCTATTAACAGTGTTGCTGAAATGATAAACTTAAATGATGATAGTGTTAAGTATACTACGGTAGAAGAAAATGGAGAAATAAATGCAAATAGATTTACTATTAATTTTGAAGATGGAAATGAAATTGTAAAATATGCAACACTTTCTGTAGAAGAAGATAATGATAAACCGAAAAGTTTTAAATTGTTTAAAGGTATTATTGGTTATAATTTAATTAAATCAAGTGAGGCTGAATATTATCCATTCTTAATAAGACACAGTGGATCATATACTGTAGGATTTAAACCAGTTGTTACATTTACTGACATGTATGCTCATTTTAAATCTAATAGAGTACAAGCCACTGTAGATAACAGAGAGTCTGTATTTGAGTCATTTTTATACAAACATGCCATGAATAACTCATATGAATTAAAAACTGCCAAATCATATTATAATAGATATAATAGATGTGGTACTACGTTCAATGTAGGTCTTATTATAGATAATGATATACATGATTCTAATTGGGGCATTATAAAAAATCATTTTTATCATAAAGTAAATGAAATAAATCCAAACGGTATTACCAAACTCTCAGAATCTTCTGATAAATTACCATTGTACCCTCGTATTAATGAAATCGCTATTTCTAAAAAAGATGTAAACGTATTTAGATCTTCATGGGATGCAAATTATTATACTAGAGCATTATCAGGTGGAAAATCTGAAGATATACCAGGTACATTAGATAATACAGAGGAAAAATCTTATCTTGGATCTACTACGATGAAGATTAAAAACGAGTATGATGTTACTTCTTTTACATATGAAAATGTAGATAGTCAAGAAGATTTAGATTTTATTTTAAAGAATGGTATAAATAAGGCTGAAGTAACTGTATTTGAGGATGAAAAACAAATAGTTGCAGATTTTTATATTACTGATGCTGCTACTAGATTACTAAGAAATGACGGAGTGTTTGATGTAATAAATAAGTATGTGAATGCTGAAGATTCAGCTGGGGATAAAACAACTTTGATCGATGACGCAAATTTCTATATTAATAATAATATTATTGAAAAATTTGTAGTAGATTCTATATCGTTATATACTAGAGACTTTAAAGGAAGACCTTCATCAATAATAAATATAGGTGAAGATATTCGTGCTGGTGGGTTTACACCAGACAACAATTTTAGATTTAAATCTCATAAACAAAAGCCTATGAATTTTAGATTGATATATAATAAAAGATTAGGATATTCTTACGACATTAAACCTATGATAAAAATAAAGTCATAAAATGGCAATTAACATTCAAGAGATACTACACCCGAGTGATTCGAACTCTATTAAGTTTGAAAAAATCAACTATAACTTTGACCAAATATTGGCAAATGGAGGTGGACCTGTCGGTCCCAAGGGACAAAAAGGAGATCAAGGTCAAGTTGGTTCTACTGGACAAAAAGGAGAAAAAGGTGAGATTGGTAATACTGGTTTAAAAGGAGATTCAGGGGCAACTGATAGTCCATGGTATAAAGTTGAATTAGATGCTAATTCAGATGGCCAAAATGAGGTTACTATTCTAAAACCAAAAAGAGGAACTGATTTACAACTTCCTATAATTTGGTTAGGGGATTCTACATTTGAAGAAGATTCTAATGACGGTGATATTTCAACAAATGCAAGATTAACAATAGCAACCGATGGTGTTTTTGCAAATTATCTAAAATTATTTCATGACTCTGTTCATGGTTTAGTATTAACTAGTGAAGAAAGTGGAGCTTATAAAAGATTTGCTTTTAAAAATAATTTTGGTAGCAGTAACATAGAGTTCGGCGCAACTACTAATAAGATATCTTTAGTTGCTACAAGTTCTAATGCTTATTTTCAAGGTGAAGGCGTAACAATTAAAACAACTGGATCAAATAACCTTAGTTTAGAAACTTCTGGTAATGGTATATTGGATGTAGATATAAATGCTGAATTTAAAGGTTACGTAAGGTTGCCTTATGGTGGAACTGGACAAAGACCATTAAATCCACAAGTAGGTATGATAAGATTTAATAGTGATTTAGATATCGCTGAAGCTTATTATTACAACGGTGGTTCACCAGAGTGGAGAGAATTGTGTACAGATTGTGGTAGCGGAGTAGCAGATAGTATTGGAATTATAGGTGGAAACATTGATGCATATGCTGATGGAAGTCCAGTAGTAACTGACACTATTTCTATTGGAGGTGGAAACATTAATGCAAATAGTGACGGGTCACCAAGTTCAAGTGTGCCTAATCCGACTGCAACACCAAATCCAACGGCACAACCAACCCCAGCCCCAACTAGTGGATCGGGTAGTGGTTCGGGACCAAATCCAACTGCAACGCCAACTAGTGGATCAGGCAGTGGATCAGGGCCAAATCCAACTGCAACGCCAACTAGTGGATCAGGCAGTGGATCAGGGCCAAATCCAACTGCAACGCCAACTAGTGGTGGTGGTTCAGGAACAGGATCAGGAACAGGTTCAGGTGGTGATAACGAAATTATCGAAGATGATGGTGAAAGCTTAGGCGGAGGAGGAACTAGTTCGGGAACTGGAAGCGGAGGAACTAGCTCTGGAACAGGTTCGGGAACTAATAGTTATTAAAATAAAAACAAGATAAATATAAAAACATAAATAATAAAATGAGCTACGATTATACAAGAACTGTCTCAATTACACCGGTAAGTACATCCTATTCATGGGATGCTACTCCTAATTGGATTACTATAACAAGAGTTTCTGTTAACTCCGATGACTGGACAATTACACTTCAAGAAAACACAGGTGATGCACGTAGTGCGACACTTACTGTTAGACATGCTAATTCAACAACGGTTGACACTATAACTGTGAATCAAGCTGAGGGTGTAGGTGTGCCTGATCCAACTGCAACGCCAGTTCCGACTTCGGTTCCGACTGCAACGCCAGCTCCGACGAACGTACCAAATCCAACGCCAGTTCCACCAACTGCAACGCCAGTTCCACCAACTGCAACGCCAGTTCCAACTGTTCAACCAACACCTGGTCCAAACCCAACGTTTACATTTGCAACTAATACAACGTCTGGTAATAGATTTATATTTGCACCTAGTAGTCTTAATACTGATGTATCATATACAATCGTAGCAGATGGTAACACTAGTCCAGCTGCGCCAAGTAATTTTAGTACCAATGGTGTTAGTGGTTCAAATCAAACTGGACCAACTGTAACAAACAATTCGAACGTATTTACTGGAACTTATAGGTTTACAAAAACTTTTTCACCAATTGCTGATCTGAATGTTAACTGTACAGTAAGTGCACCATATGGCACATCAGATACTTGGTATTGTACGCTTGAAGCAGATTCAGGTCCTAAAAATACAGCTACGCCAAGTCCAACTAATAGTTCAGGCTCTGGTTCAGGTTCGGGACCAACTGCAACACCAATTCCTAATCCAACTGCAACACCAGTTCCATCTTCAACGCCATCGTATAGTGGCGGAGGCGGCGGAGGCGGATGTCACGTAGCTGGAGAATTACTTACGTTAGCTAATGGTGAAACTAAATTAGTAGAAGATGTAGTTGTAGGAGATAACTTATTATCTGTTAATTTTGATGGATTTAGTTTAGATGGAGAGTGGAAATCATGGAAAAGAAGAGAAGAAACTCTTGGATCTGTGTATACAAACACGACTGTTACTAATGTTACTGTTTTAGAATTCGATAAATATTATGACTTCAATAATGGATTATTAAAAATCACAGAAGAACATCCTGTCCTAGTAAAAGATACTGTAGGAGATATTTACTTCAAACAAGTAAGAGATATTGTTAATTCTGATTGGCTCTTAAATGAAGACAATGAATGGGTAGATATTACATCTATAGAATTGATAGCGGTACCTGAGAGATTTACAACATATTCCTTTAACGTAGAAGAAGCTGATGTTTATTTTGCAAATGGTATAATAGTACACAATGTTGAGGATCTTGAAGAGGATCGCGAAAAACAATTTATGCAATAAATGAGTATTATAAATAAAATTATTAGTAATAAGAACACCCTCACTTTTGTGTTGGGTGCTCTTTTTGTTTTAATGTTTTTAAAACAATGTGACAGTATATCTTCTTTGAAACAAGACGTTAAATTAGCACAAGAAGATGCTGGTAGACAGCTTAATAATTTTAAAGCGGCTCAAGATTCTGTTACTATATTAAGAAATGATAATGGTGATCAGCTTGCTCAGATTAGATCTTATGAATTTGATTTATCAAATATGGAATCTAGCCAAACTAAGTTGACTAAAAAATATAAGAAAGTGCTAGCACTTAATGATGACTTAAAAGAAGTTAACTCATTAATTTCGGCTAACCTAGAAATTACAGATAGTTTAGATGTAACTACTACAACTGAGACCATTGACACAACAACTACTAAAGTTACGTTTGCATCATCAGAAGATTTTGGTAATGGTAACTCTAGAAAACTAACAGGGTTTTCTACCTTTAAATATGAATTTGAAAAATTTAAAGTATTGGAAACTAAGTTTGAATTGACACAAACTTTAAGTTTAATGGCTGCAATTGAGAACGTAAATGGAGCCGATAGATTAAAGTTATCGACAAGCTATCCTGGATTAGAGATTAAAGATATTGAAAATATAAACTTAGTTAATAGCAGATTAAATAGAAAAGACCAAAAGAAATCTAGATGGCTAGTTGGTTTTGGTGTTGGATATGGAATTAATTTAAACAATAACCAAGTGATTAGTACTGGACCATCTATTGGTGTAGGACTTTATTGGTCACCTAAATTTTTACAATTTTAAAACATGGCTCAATCAAGCAGATATTTTTACTTAGATTCTGATATTTTATTAGAATTTATTTATCATGACCAAGGAAATCCTTCTAAATATCAAATAGAAGTTGACGATAATGGTAGTGAGGTAAAATTCTTAGACACAGTAAAAGGAATTACTTCAGAAAAAAGACACTTAATTAATGAATTAGGTAGTGCTGTTGTAAACTTTGATGTAACAGAAACTTCAGGATATTTATCAGTTGAAAACTTTGCATCAAGAACTTTACTTTTACAAAACGGAAAAACTTATAAATTTAATTTAAGTTTATTAACAGATCCTAGTTTATTTCAAATCAGTGGAGCTTTAGGGATATACTCTTATTCTGATGTAACTAAGATTGCTCAATTTACACCTAATCAAAATGGGATAATTGAATATTCTTACGAAGGTTTAATTGGAGGTAAAATAATAGTAGACACAAGAGCAAATCCATTATTTGCAAATCCAGATGAAAATACAGGAAACGATATTAATCAAACTATTGGAAGATATCACGCTATAAAATCTGGTAATACTGGTACTAAATATGCACTACTAGGCTATGATTCGACAGGAGATTATGAAATGTTTAATTACGTTAATAATAACGTTGAGTGGGCCGGTGGAAATGAAACTGATCTTTTAAACAACCAAACTAATGCAACTGCAAATATTAATTATATCAAATACGATAGTATTAGGTTACATCTTAGAAGTGGGTATAGTTTTGCTGCCAGAGGATATGAAGGGTTTTTATTCGAAATAGCAACTAAAAGAAATTCAGGTGTCAGGAACAATTTAACACAATTAGTATACTTAAATACTAGTAACTATGAATACGCTAATCCTAAACCTTTTATTTTAGGTGAGACATTATATAGTAAATTTATTGATATTAAAATTCCTACTCTTGTAGAACAGAATGAAGAGTTTAATGATTTATTTTATGGAGATGGAAGTGTAGGTTCTAGTGATTTAGATCCAACTTCTAATTATGAAATGACATTTAAATTAATAGATACATTACAAACTATTAATGGATTTGATTATTTCCTTACAGGTGAAGAGAATAGTTTTACTATTTCTAGAGAAGATGAATTTCAAGATTTTACTGTGGTAGTAGAAGATGCTACTGATGGTGATTACTTTAAGATATACGGAGAAAAAGATAATTCTATAGGAGCCTTTGAAGCGTACATACTAAATCAAATAACTAAGACTTCAGATGATATAGTTGTAATGTTTGATGTTGATGTTTTCGAAACTATAGGAAGTGTTGATATTAAAACATTCCAAACATCGTATACACAATATGAAGATTTCAATACACCTATTGTTTTTAGACCAGTGATTATTAATAGTAATACTGCTTCTAGTTTTTCAGTAGATGTAACTATGAGAATTTGGAATCAAACTGATAATACACAAATAGTAAAAAGAGCTAGTTTAACTTTAACACAGGCTGCAAAGTATGGTAAAAGATTAAACAAGTTAAAAATTAATTCCCCAAATCAGTTAACTGAAGTTTATAATGTTTTACCTGAATTATCTTCTAATAAAATTATAGAAGGAATATTCACAGACAACTTGCCCAAAAGTATAAAATATGTTCCTACATTTATAGAAAGACACAATGTTATTGCATCAAAATCAAAAATAGTGTTTGATTCTTCTAATGAAAATATAATGACACAGAGTATTACTGAGGTAGATACTTCTGAGTTTGTGAATGAAACTAAACTAAATATTGATATACCTCCATTTACTTCATATTATAAATTTGTGATTGCTAAAAGAAAAGGTGATGATGTAGAATTTATTTCTTTTACAAATGCAGAAAATGTAATATTAACATTCGGTGATGGAAAACAAAAATTAAAATTTAATCATATATCAAACAAGGATATTGATATGGGTGAAGGTGAAGTTTTGTTTAAAATAAGTGAAGCTAATGCTAATACTATTAGAGGTATGAAAAACAATAAGTTTTATATTAGTGTTAATAATGGCATTGACGAGAATATGATCATGTCTGGTAAATTTAAGAAATAATAAAAAACAATGATCTTAAATAGTAGAAATAATTCATTCGACTTTAGGTTTCCTAGAGGATTTGTACCCAAAGAAGTTGCTGATAAATATAAAAAATATATTAATAATGTGCCAGGTGGTTTATTATCTGAACCTGTAGATTTTATAAATTATAGCATTCAAGGTATTAATATACCTGGTGTTTCTTTTAATCCGTTAACACAAGAAGATAATGACGGTTCTATAAGATATCACAGGGGTGCTATTCCAATACAAAACACAATTAATAGAGAATTTACAGTTAGTATGCAATTACTAGATGGGTTTATTAATTATTGGATTATGATGGATACACTTTTATGGTATTACGCTAGATCTACTAAGCAATCTCATATAGAATCTCCATTAACTTTAAGAATATTAGATGCAGAAGGAGCATCAGTAGCATATATGGAATTCACAGATTGTATCATGAACTCTATTAATGAATTAAATTTAAATTTTGCAGAAAACGTTGCATCTTTTCAAACATTTGAAGTTACGTTCTTTTATAATAGATTAAACCTTAGATTAGAATTAGAATAAAATAAGATATATAATACATGAAAACATTTAATACATATTTAATTGAAAACGCTGTTAACGAACAGGATTTGGAACTTATTAATGAAGGTCTTCAAGAAACTTGGACTCCGGAGTTAGAAGAGAAAATAGATGCAGCATTAGAATCTTTTGCTTCAGAATATCAAAATGAAGATGGTTCTTATGATATTGAGAGACTTAATGAAGAGATGACTAATGAAGGTTTCTTTGGATCAATTATTGGTGGACTTACCGGTTTTGCTTTAGGGAAATCTATTGGTAAAATGCTAGCAAAAGTTCTTGGTATTCAAAAAGGTGTGTTTTACGATTTATTAACTTCTAGACTTGTAGGTGCCGCATTAGGTGCAGCTCTAGGTAAAAAACTGTAAATGAATTACTTAGCAGTAGATTTTTCTTTAAATTCTCCAGGTTTAGCCATATATAATGATAAAAAAAAGAGTTATCATTTTATTAGTTACATAAAACCAAAAACAGGAACTAAAGCAGAACAAAGACTTCAAGAAGAGATTTCTTTATTAGAAGATGTTACTTTAGTTAATCAACCTGATTTTACAAACAATGAATCTTTCTCAAGTGCCGAACTCTTAAAGGTAAAGAGATATGATAAAATGGCTGATGATTTAATCAACCTAATATTACAAAATTCTTTTGAAGGTGATGGTTTCACTATAGCATTTGAAGGTACTTCTTATGGTTCTAAGATGGGAACTAATAATATGATTGACATGGCAGCAGGAGCCGCAATCTTAAAGCTTAAACTTTTAAAGACCTTAAATCCAGAAGATTTACTTACTGTTGCTCCTACCACAATTAAGAAGTTTGCAGGTAAAGGTAATATGAATAAACTACAATTATTTGAAGCTTACCAAAAAAATGTGAACGAAGACCAAATCTTGGCTAAAAGCCCTTTGTGGAAAATAGTTAAAGACCTAGAAATTGGGAAGAAGATCCCGAAGCCTTTGGATGACTTAGTTGACGCTTATTTTCTCGCAGCATACGTTTCAAACCTCCAAGCCTAATCTAACTTCTGGCTTAACTAACATTTGTTATATGCACTTGCCGAAAAACTGTTTCATTTTATTTTAAAAAAAATTAAAATTAATCCCAGGTGAAACAAATTAAAGGTTAGATATATAATAAGTATAATAACAAAAGTATTAATTACATGTTAGTTACAACAGATTACCTTCGTTTATTAAGCATCCTACAAAAAATGGTGATAGCGAACCAGCTTACTGAAAAGCAAGCGTCAGAGTTACTTCACAAATCAGGACTGATTAAGTTAAAGGAGAATAAATGGAAGGAACCTTCTGGAGCAATCTTAACAATTAATTGAAACTATTTATTATTATACAATATAAGGAAACGAAAGAACATTAAAGTAATTTCAAGGTAAACAATTAACAATTTTAACAAACTAAACAATTTAAAGGTATGAGTGATTCATTTGACATTTTTAACTTGGGCGTGGAAGACGTAGAAACGCACCAAGTACAAGCAAGTAGTTCTACTAACGAGATCTACAAACCAACAGCAGACGATGGTAAAGACGGAACTTACAAAGCATTAATACGTTTTGTGCCAAATCCAGAAAACCCTCGTAATTCCCTAATCCAAAAATATGTACACTGGTTAACAAACTCTAGTGGCGATGGTAAATTAGTTGATTCTCCAGCAACAATCGGAGAAAAATGCCCTATCGCAGATGTATTTTGGAAGTTGCGTAAATCAGATTCAGCTGTAGATAGAAAATCTTCAGATAAACTAAAAAGACGCCAACAATACTATTCTTTAGTAAAGATCGTAAAAGATCCACAAAATCCAGAACTAGAAGGTACTTACAAAGTATTTAAATTTGGATATAAAATTAAAGAAAAGATAGACGCAGAATTAAAACCAAACTTTGGTGAGCCAACACAAGTATTCGATTTATTCGAAGGTAAAAACTTTGAGTTAGTTATCACTAGACAAGGTGAATATAATAACTACGATACATCTAAATTTTCTTCTAGTAAGTCAGCTATTATTATGGGCGATGCCCCGGCAGAACGTAGTAAAGAAACTATGACTACTATCAAAGAAGAGTTAGAAGCAGCTCCTTCATTAAAAGGATATGATTATCAAGCATGGGACGAAGATACAAGATCATTTGTAAATGATGTATTAAGAATGTATCTTAATCCGGGTGATTCAATTGCATCGATGACATCAAGTGCTCCAAAGGCAGCAACTAAAACTGCAACAGCAGTAAAAGAAAAACCAGCGGCAGCACCAGTGACTTCAACGTCGGAATCAACTTCAAGTGTATCAACAGATGATGATCTAGATTCTTTCTTGAATGACCTCGACATCTAATAACAATATAGAACTTACTGAAGAGTTAAAGGATAAAATAAGATATGCACTTAAGCAAGTAGTATCTCAAATACATTCTACTCCTAATAAGAAGCTACTAAAGGACATGCATGGGCGAATAACCTGTGCATGTCCCTATTGTGGCGATTCTCACTCGGACGATACCAAGAAAAGAGGTAATATATTTTGGGATACACTACAGTATCATTGTTATAATTGTAGTTATCATACTAATCTATATTCTTTTTTAAAGGATCATGATGTTAAGATGGACACATCTAATGACTCTTTTATGGTTATCGATTACATCAAACAAAATAAAATACAGGTAAACCCAGAGTCTGTATTGAAACACCAGGCGCTAGAAAAGATACATAATCTAGCAATTGATGTTGAAGAATTCAAGAAACATTTTAAAGCTAAAGTAATAGAACCAGGTGATTGGATTTGGTTTCAATTAAAAGATAGGTTATTACATAATCGATCTGAAGAATTTCTATATTCAGATAAAGAGTTTCGTTTGTGGATTCTTAATTATAGTACAGATGGCAAAATTATAGGTGCACAGACACGTAGAATGAAAGGGTATGGACAGAGATATTTAACTTATGATTTGCCAAAATTATATGAAGAAATGGGTAAGCCATTAGAAATGAGCAATGAGGAACTAAACACACTTACAAAGATATCAACACTTTTTGGAATTATGCAATTAAATTTCCAAAGACCAATAACAATGTTCGAAGGTCCTTTAGATGCTAAATTCATGAATAACTCGTTGGCCTTAGCAACTGCAGGTAGATCAACTGATGATTTTGATGAGATACCAACTGTTAGGTATATGTTTGATAATGACGCAACGGGTAAAAAGAAAATGGCAGAAAAGTTAAAGAAAGGACGTCCCGTTTTTATGTGGACTAAATTTCTTAGCGAAAATAAACTAGATACATATAATATTAAGGATCTAAATGATTTAATATTGAAGTGTTTTGAGCTTAAAATCGATGCTCACAAAAAGATCGATAATTATTTCACTTCTAATCAATTAGATTTATGGTATGTATAGAAACGATTAACAACATGGTTGAGGATAACTTTGATGAGTTCCAAAAAGACAGTGATAGATTTAAGGGTATGAAACTTTTGATAGATTTCAAGCCATTAGATCTTAGCGTCAATTCTCCAGAAATGGAAATGCCAAAACCTAAATTTAAGAAGAGGCAAATAACATCAAAATTTATTAAACCAAATCCTAACAAGAAATCATTATTTTAATATGACTAAAGAAAACATACTAGCATTAGACGGAAAATTAAGTAGACAAAGAACTGAGTGGACAAACAATATAAAAAAGTTGGCACAGAGTTTGAGAAACTTAAATTTAATGGAAGAAACAATTGCTGAAGTTTTATCTTCGCGTCAATCTCTAGTAGAACAAATGTCGTATTTAAATATGAAAGTAAAAGAACAAAAAGCAAAAGTAGCTATTAGATATAGAGAAGCCTATATTAGATACTATGAATATGATTATAAACTCGGAGAAAAACAAAAAGAAAGATTTATAGAGACAGACTTAGCAGACGAAAACATGATATTGTCTCATCTAGAAAATCAAGTTGAGTTTTTTAAAGATTCGGTAAAAACCCTAGATAATATGGGATTTGCCATTCGTAATAGACTAGCATTAAAAGATCTATAACGAAAAATAAAAATGCTCTAACAATGTGGAGCTTAGTTTAACTGAAAATAAACAGTTGCTACGTATTGATGAAGCAACTGAATTAGAACTGGAACAACTCAATATTTCTTTAAATAGAAGAATTGATTCATGGCGATTTAATCCTTTGGTTAAAAAGGGTTTATGGGATGGATATGTTTCATATATAAAAGATGATAAATGGATTCCTTCAGGATTATGGAGAGAAGTCATGCAGATATGTAAAGAATATAAATTTGAGTTTAAACTCAATGGTATTACTGACATGTTTGATACCAATATTAATCAAGAAAAATTTACAAAATGGGCTTTAGACTTTTTCGAAAAGTCAGAGATAACTCCAAGAGATTATCAAATAGAGGCAGCATTTAATATACTAAAATTTAGAAGATGCTTAAGTGAGCTTGCAACTTCTGCGGGTAAAACACTGATATCATTCTTAACAGTATCATATTTACTAGAACAACAAAAAGCAAAAAAGATTTTATTTATTGTACCCAATGTATCATTAGTTGTACAAGCGAGTGAAGATTTTCTAGACTATAATTATAGAAATGCAATAGATATTAAGGTACAGCAAATATACAGTGGTCAAAAATTAAGGCCAGGTAGGAATGTTATTATTGGAACATATCAATCACTTGTTAAAAAAGATAAAGCATATTTTGCAGAATTTGATGCAGTAATTGTTGATGAAACACACAAAGCAAAATCAGCCTCTATTAAAACTATTTTACAAAAGTGTATTAATGCAGATTATAAATATGGTTTATCTGGAACTATTCCAAAAGAAGGCACATTAGATAGATTAACTTTAATGGCATATACTGGTCCATTAATTACAGAAATAAGTGCACATTATTTACAAAACGAAGGGCATATAGCAGGTTGTAAAGTAAAGGTAATTAAAATGGACTATGCACCTCAATCTACAAAAGACGCATTTAGAGAAATGTCCCAGAATAGATATGAAAGTAAAGACGTTTTTAAATTTGAGCAAAACTATGTGATCAATTCACCTGGAAGACTTAATTTTATAACAAGTATTATCTCCAGGGTTAAGGGTAATAGTTTAGTTCTTTTTCATAGAATTGAACATGGTAAAAAAATATATGAAAAACTCAGACAAGAGAGTGATAAATCTGTTTATTATGTTGATGGTGGAATTGATAAAGATATTAGGGAAGAACACAAAAAGAAAATGGAAGCTGGAAACCAAGTCGTCATTGTCGCTTCATATGGTACATTCTCAACTGGTATATCCATCAAGAAAATCCACAACATATTCTTCACAGAATCATTTAAATCGGAAGTAATTATTAGACAATCTATCGGTAGAGGTTTAAGGCAACATAGCTCTAAAGACTCGGTCAATATTATAGATTTTGTAGATGATTTAAGTTCTCCTGATTGGGACAACTATCTAATAAGACACTCCAAAGAAAGACAAAGGATCTACAAGGAACAGAAGTTTAAGTATGATATAAAAAATGTAGATTTTGAAGGAGATATATAATAAAATAATAACATACAAAAAAATAACAACACTATGTATAAATTAAAATCTTTTGATCAGTTTTCTACTGAATCACAAATCAATAGATCTAGACAAGTAGAAGAAGAAAACTCTACTAAAAGAAGTACTGAAGCAGAAACATATAAAAATTTACTTGGTGAATTTAAAGTTACTTCTATCAAAGAATTAACTGAAGAGCAAAGAATCGAATTTTTTACTAAGTTAAGAGGCGCTGAGATTAACGAAGCAACTGTTTTAATTGAAGAAGGAACTAGAGGACAAATTGGTAAAATCGATAAAAAAGGAAATATCACTTCTGTATATATGCATTATGATTCATATCCTGAAAACATATTACCTATTATAACTTCAACTTTTAAAGATGGTAAAAATGTAGATTTTATTCTTAAGAATGGAGACAGTTCGGGTTTAGATAAAGATGTTAAGAAGATTAATTTCTACGGGAACTTTACAGCGTCTAAGGGTAAAGTTGCTAATATATCTAAATATCTAAGGGATGTTGCTGATGGCGGCGGTGCTGAATTCGTATACTTATGGGATGAAGCCAACAAAGAATGGTTAATGGCAGACATTTACGGTAAAGGATATGATGATGTTTATCCAGCGTTTGAATCTTTAACTACTTCAGTAAATGAAGCTATTTCAGTTCAATATAAAAGAGACGCAAAAAAAGTTTTAACAGTTTATAAAAATTTATTTACTAAGAAACTAACAGATTTTGGTGCAATGGACAAAGTAGGTACATTAGGTTGTATTAAGTATCTTTTTGAAGAAGCGATGACAGATGCTAATTTCCACAGAGAGAAAGTTATATCTAAGAATATTAAAGGTAGAATAGGTTCATTTGAATTAAAAGTAGCAGGTTTAGGTAATCACTTTTTAACAATAGGTGCTACTACTACAAAAAGAATTTTAGATAAACATTATAGTGACCTTGCAAATGCAGCTGGTTGGTCAGGAATCGGAATTGTTGAAGGTACTGCTCTTTATTTAGAGAGTATTAAAGAAGAAGCTTCAGGTCAAGCTTTATTAAATGCGTTTAACATGTTTGAGTCATTTGCGTATGACGAAGGAGATGCTATCAATGAGAAATCATATGATAAAAAGTCTTTAATGAAAGCTATGAAAGCAGATGATGGCATGATTCAATTAGGAAATGGACAAGAGTATGTTATTTATGCATATGGTAATGGCAACGATAACAATGATGATATGTGGGGAGATAAAACAATCTTTGGATTAGATCAAGACGGAGAAGAACATGAGATTAAATATTCTGACATTGTAAGTTATAATGAAGCTACTGTAGTAATGGATGCAATGGATCCTAAATCAAAGATACTTAAAAAACTTTTAAAGAAACATAACGTTAAAATGAAAGTTTTAGATCCTAGTGGACCAAGTGGTTGGCCAGAGGTTGAAATGACAGGTTCAAGAGAAGATCTGCAAGCAGTTTTAGCATCTGAAGATGGTTGGGACGACGCTGGTCTAGAAGAATATATTGAAGAATCAGTAGTTACTGAATCACACCCAAAATGTTCAAATAAAAAAGGACATGCATACAAAGAAATTGACAAAGACGGAACTGTAGAATGTGAATATTGTGGTTTAAGAAATTCATTAAGCGAATCAGGGGTTACTGAAGCTAAATTTGTTAAAGAGTTTGACGAGGCTGTTTTAAAAGCAACTACACAAGAAGAGGTTCTTGAAATTTATCCAAACGCAGAATTCTTTATTGGCAAATCAGATCATTTCTTTGGAGAGTTTGATGAAAATTTATTCTTTAAAGCATATTATACCAAAGGACAAAAAGAATTTGAAATCAAGTCAATTTATTCTGAAAAAAACAGTAACTATGTTCACTTATATAATGAATCAGTAGTTACTGAAGCTAAAGGCTTTAAAAACACAACAGATTTCGAAAAATTCTTAATAGAAATTGATGGAATGGGAGAAGCTCAAATTAAAAAGATAATGGGTAAAGATTATATCGATACTCCTGGTTATTATCAAGATGAAAAAGATGATTATGATGATGTGGAAGATTTTATGAGATCTAATATGGGCACTTCAGAATTTGAAAAACTTGAATCATGGTGGGAAAGCAACGTTGCAGAATCAGTAGTTACTGAAGCTGAAGTTAATTCAGATGAAGAATTTGAAGAATATGCGGTAACTGTTTTACAAAAAGCATTTGGAGAAGATTTTGACGAAGCTAAATCTAAAAAAGTTATAGACGGTATTTTATCTAAAGCAGATGGAGATTATGGTACTGCAGTTGGTATGCTAACTAGCTCGTTAGGACAATAATAAAATAAGATAAATACCTTATGAAGATCTTTACTAATTTCAATGAATTTATAACTGAGAGTGTACGTACTAGTACAACTGAGTCCCTTATTTTAGAAGGTGGAGCAGCGGGCCATATGTCACATCCATTTGATGAAAAAGATTTAACATTCGGTGACTTTAAAAAAATTGTTGAAGCTGGTCTTCAAGGAGAATTAAACTTTGAAGAGGTTGCAACAGAAAAAACAGACGGCCAAAATTTATTTGCCACCGTAAGAAACGGAGTTACTCTATTTTCTAGAAATAAAGGCCAATTAATTAGCCCAGTCGATTTAGACGGTATTATAAAAATGTTTGAACAGCATGAAGTTCCCTTAGTAAGAGAAACATACGTGTTTGCTGCTAAAGACCTAAATGAAGCTCTTCCAAAGATGAAGGATCAGTCTATATTTAATGAAGGTAAGAACTTTATTAATATGGAATTAATTTACTCTAAGAATCCTAATGTTATTTATTATGAAAGAGATGTTTTACAATTCCATGATATTAAGGAAACTGATGGAAATGGAAATATTATTGGAGAGCAAAAAATAGCAGGAGAGCTGGTTTCCGCATTAAAAGAAGTTGATGCTGATGTTCAAAAAACATTTACAATAATTCCCCCTCAAATATTAAAATTAGGAAAAGATATTGATTTCGAAAAAAATCAATCTAAATTCATCAAAAAGATTGAAGCACTAAGAGATCGTTATGGTTTATTAGATACTGATTCAGTTTCAAGATATCACGAAATGTGGTGGAGAGAAACTATAGATAGAAACTTTCCAGATACAGAACAAGATTATAAAGAAGGTTTATTATTAAGATGGGCTTATGGTGATAAGAAGACTTTAAACATGAGATCTTTAGACAAATCGTTAGGTAAAGATAAAGCATCTCTTATTAAGAAATTTGACAAAGAAGATGTTAAAAAGAAATATAAAGAAAACATTAGACCGTTTGAAGATTTATTCTTAGAACTAGGATCTATAATTCTTAAAAATGCTTCTAATTTTGTAGCAGCAAATCCAGACAAGGAAATGCAAAGATTACATAAT